GTTATGGACTTGGTCAACAAGCATAATTTAATCCTATTAGAAGATTGTTGCGATGGATTAGGAACAACTTACGATGGCAAGCCTTTGGGTAGCTTTGGTGAGATGGCATCGTGTAGCTTCTATCCAGCACATCACATGACCATGGGCGAAGGTGGCTTTGTGGCCATGAATGATCCACAGCAAGAAATCATTGTGCGTAGCCTACGTGAATGGGGACGTGGTTGCTATTGTGTAGGACCCGAGGCCAACAAATTAAAATGTGGCACCTGTGGCAAACGATTCAATGAATGGATTCCAGAAATGCCAGATCAGATTTTTGATCACAAGTATGTGTATGACGAAATTGGGTATAACTTAAAACCCATCGAACTACAAGCGGCCATGGGCCTTGAACAAATCAAAAAATTGCCAGAGATACATGCTCTACGGCAAAGAAACTACAATCTGTTGTTTGAGATCTATGAAAAATACGAACAGTTCTTCCACTTGCCACGTGCTAGAGAAAAAGCCAATGTCAGTTGGTTTGCTTTCCCATTGACCATACGTGCAGATTCTCCGTTCTCTCGCATGGACATTGTGGACTATTTAGAAGAAAACTTGATACAAACACGCCCATACTTTGCTGGTAACATCATGTTGCAACCTGCGTACAGTCACCTGATGAATCCCGCAGAGGCACGTGATAACTATCCTGTGGCCACATTCACAATGAAGAACACATTCTTCCATGGCTGTAGTCCAGTGATCACACCCGAGCAGATTGAGTACATTGGTGAAAAGGTCGACGGATTTATGAGTTTGTATCTATGAACAAACAAGAACTCATCGACTTTGAAAAGGAAATAGGAGATCGGTTTAACAATCGCGAGATCCGTGCTCCCATACATCTCTATGACGGCAATGAAGATCAAATCATGCGGGTGTTTGAAAAGGTCGATAAAGAAAAAGACTGGGTGTGTTGTACCTGGCGCAATCATTATCAAGCTCTGCTAAAAGGCATACCCAAAGATATTTTAAGGCAAGAAATACTGGCCGGTAAAAGCATGGTAATGAACTTGCCTCAGTACAAGTTCATATGTTCTAGCATCGTGGGTGGCATTCCCAGTATCGCCACTGGACTAGCACTGGCGGCCAAACTCCAAGGCACCGATGAGCATGTATGGTGTTGGACCGGGGACATGAGCGCACAAACTGGTGCCTGGAGCGAAGCTTACAGATACGCTGTGGCTCATGCCTTGCCCATCACTTTCGTAGTAGAAGACAACGAGCTCAGTGTGCTGACTCCTACACATGAGGTATGGGGCGACGAACATTGGTATCTGCCAGTGGCTGGTAATCGTGTCTGGCATGAAAGCCAGCACCTTATCTATTATCGATATAAAAATAACAAATATCCGCATGCCGGTGCCGGAGTAAGGGTACAATTTTAATGAGCAATCAACTCTACAACCAACGATTAAAAGAAGCCATGAACTGGTTGTCTGCACAACCGGACACTATTTTTCTTGGACAGGCTGTGAGATATGGCGGTACCGGTTGCTACGAAAGCCTAACAGAAGTTCCTGAACATAAAAAAATAGAGTTTCCAATAGCTGAAAATTTCCAAATTGGTGTCAGTACTGGTCTAGCCATGCAAGGGTTCGTGCCTGTGTCAGTGATACCACGCTGGAACTTTTTGCTATGTGCCACTGATCAAATCATCAATCATCTTGATAAAATGATCTTATTGAGTTCAGGACGTTGTAGACCAAAAGTGATCATACGTGTGGCCAAAGGTAGTGAAACACCAGTGGATCCGCAAGAACAACACAAAGGAAACTTTTCCTCTGCTTTCAGATCCATGTGTGCCAGTATCGATATCATCGAGTGTGACTCGCCCGATTCAATATTACAGGCCTATGATCGTGCTTATACTAGAACAGATGGACGTAGCACTATCGTGGTAGAATTTCCTGATTACGGTAAATGAAAGTATTGATAACCGGTGGATCAGGATTCCTGGGCAGATGCCTATCAAGATATCTACATGGTCACGAAGTCATTGTGGTAAGTCGACAAGATCTAGACTTGCTAAACGCAGACAAAGTAAGACAGTTTTTACTGATACATAAATTTGATTGGGTGATTAACTGTGCTGTAGCAGGCAGAAATCAAGTGAGAGAGATCGATACTACCATACTGGGAAAAAATCTCTCTATGTTCTCTAATCTTTATACCAGCCTTGATGCAATAAATCAAGGCATGATTACCTTTGGTACCGGGGCCGAGTTTGGCATAGATCGTGATGTTGACATGGCTCGAGAAATAGATATCTGGAATCAATGGCCATCTCACAGCTATGGACAAAGCAAGAATCTAATAGCCCGACTGTCCAGCATGAATCCAAAATGCCGTACCATCAGGATTTTTGGATGTTTTGATTCCAGCGAAGATAGCATACGTCCGATCAAAAAATTAAAAAATTGTATCATCGAACAGAAACCTTTTGTGATCGAAAAGGATCGTTGGTTTGACATGATTAGTGTGACGGATTTGATCAAGATCGTCCAATTTGTCATGACTGGTGCCTGTGGATTCCTGGATATCAATGCTGTGTATAGCCACAAGACTAGACTAAGTGACATACTTCGTTTATACTGTAAAATACACGGGCATGATCCGAAATGGGTGCAAGTGATTGAACAAAGCGGCATGAGCTACACTGGTGATTCTTCAAGGATCGATATGTTAAATCTTCCGTTGCTGGGTCTTAATAAATCGCTGGAACTATATGGAAATTAAATGAAAAAAGTTTATGTAAGTTGGTCTGACGTACAAAGACAAACACAAGAGATCATAAGACAGATGTACCTCGATGAGTGGCGTCCTGATTATATCGTGGGTATCACTCGTGGCGGACTCGTGCCGGCCAACTTGATCAGTCAATATCTTGACTGCACTATGTATGCTCTCCAAGTGAGATTGAGAGAAGGTGCCGGCGACGAAGAATGTGAAAGCAATCTATGGATGGCTGAAGATGCATTTGGACACGAAGTATATGACCCAATGTGCTCCGGGGATGGTAGAAAAAACATTCTCATAGTGGATGACATCAACGATTCAGGCGCTACCATAAACTGGATACGTCAAGACTGGCAACAAAGTTGCTTCCCCAATAATGAACGATGGGCTGAGATCTGGGGTCACAACGTTCGCATCGCCACACTGTACGACAACGAAACCAGTGCCGCTGAGATCTATGTGAACTACACAGCCGAAACAGTAAACAAACACAATGATCCGCAATGGATTGTATTTCCCTGGGAAGAGTGGTGGAAGAAATGGCATCCCAATGAACAACATATCAAGACCTGATGTAGTGCTAGTGATGGTTCATGTTTGGGAAGATGACCCATCCTTAAAAGAAATCAAGTGGACCGAGCATGCACGTCGTTGTGCCTTGGGTGCTAATCAAACACCCTGGATCAAGATTTGGCAATTTGATTTTGTAAACACCGCATGGTATCAACAACATCAGCGATCAGATCACATATCGCCTGGGTGGAATGCCTATTCGCAAGTCAATGACAATGGTATGATACCACATCGAAATATTTTGATCACAGATAGAGATTGGATCACAACCGGCGATCAACAAACTAAAATGATCATAGACTATTTAAATCCACGCATAGTGCTGTTTGGTGGTTTGCACAAGGATCTTTGTGTTCGTGGTGTGTTATTAAATATCAAAGACGCCAACAGAGAATATGTGGAAAGCGATTTACTCTCATACACTTGGAAAGATACATTAAGGAAGGTAGAAGACTATGATCCAACCTTTAAGAGATGACCTCATGGTGCAACAGCAGTTACCTGCTGGCATACGACCTATTTCACGACGTCATCTAAACATGATTGGTGCATGGCAACACATGGTGGCAGTGATCATGCTAAACCAAACTGGTCGCAAGCCTGTAAAAACCGTATTTCCTGTATTCATGCATCATTGGTCCACACCATTGAGCTTTCACAGGGCTACCGAACAAGAAGTCAAAGATGTGATCTGGCCCTTGGGCATGGTTAATGTTCGGTACAAAAGATTAAAAGGCATGACCAAGGACTTCTTGGTCTGGGACGGCAATGATGCTACAATGTTATATGGCATAGGCAAATATGGTTCTGACAGTTATGAAATCTTTTTCAAAAACAATTATGCTGTAGAGCCCACAGACAAAGAATTAAAAAGGTATCTAGATGAAGAAGTATTCGTTTCATGGTGTAGGTGGAGAAGTAGTAAAAGACACCGAAGTTTATTTGCTCCGGGACAATCACGATCTAAATAATCTTGTGTTGAGTTCTACCAAACTATACGGAAAACAACAAACACGCGGGCACAGGCATCCTGGTCAGGAGGAAGTGTACTTTTTTGTTGTGGGGGGCGGTAAGATGATTGTAGGGGATGAAGACAGCGAACCATTCCGGGTGATAGGTGGCGATATTGTGCTCATACCAGATGGTGCATTCCATAAAGTAATCAACGATGGAGAAAGTGATTTAGTCTTCAATTGCGTGTTTCAAGGAAAGAGAAGCCACTGATGTTTAGGAAGGTGTGGCGTTTGTGGGCAAAAAGTTTGGGCGAAAAAGCAGGCATAAATCGGCAAGAAGCTGATCGTATTGCTTGCATTAGAACCGTGATTGTGTTAACATACATAATCACTAACATTTTTATTATAGCAGGCGTTATAAGGCATTGGTAAATGGAAAAAATCACATACACAGAAATATTTTATAGTTTACAAGGCGAAGGCAAATGGGCTGGAGTGCCCAGTGTGTTCTTCCGCACATATGGTTGTAACTTCCGTTGCAAGAAGTTTGGACGACCTAGAGATGAAGTCATTGATGGGCACAATCCAGAAGTAGTGGAGATTATCAAGAACATTGACCGGTACAACAAGTTTGAAGACTTGCCCTTGGTGACATCTGGTTGCGATACCTATGCATCAATCTATCCTGAATTCAAACGATTCAATGATCAGGATCCTGTGGATATCATTGCCAACAAGATGCATGCTATCATCCCCAACAACCGCTGGGATCAAGGCACAGGCGATGCAGTACATCTTGTGATCACAGGCGGAGAGCCGCTGTTGGGCTATCAACAACTGTATCCTGAGATGTTGGAGTATTGTCGTAGATCTGGTCTGCGCGATCTCACATTTGAGACCAATGGTAGCCAAGAACTGTATCCAGAAGTTCGTGAGTACTTGTTTGAAGAGTTCACACGTCATGGACGTGACTACGATCGACTCACATTCTCTGTGAGTCCTAAACTGCCTTGTTCAGGTGAAAAGTGGGAAAACGCAATCAATCCCAAAGTGGTCAAGAGCTATGAAATGATTGGGTACACTTATCTCAAGTTTGTTGTGGCCACACGTGAAGACGTTGCTGATGCAGAACGTGCTGTGGAAGAATATAGACAAGCTGGCTTTGGTGGCCCTGTGTATTTGATGCCTGTGGGCGGTGTTCCGCAAGTCTACAACTTGAACACACAAGAAGTAGCTAAATTAGCTCTAGAACGTGGCTGGCGGTACAGCCCACGACTACAGGTAGATATTTGGCGCAATGCCTGGGGCACCTGATTGGAAAACAACAGGGCCAAAGGTCAGAACAGTTTTGATATCGCCACCGGCAATGTAGTAGTTGAGTTTTTTAACAGAAACATAACTCCTTATCCTACAGAAGCTGGTGGGCCTAAGTTTGATCTCATACCTGTTGAAAAACAAAAAGACATCATGGTCAATGTGGCCAGGATGCATGCCCAACAAGAATACGATCGTATTCTAGAGTTGGTTACTGTATTACAACGTCAGGCCGCAGGTATCAAACGACGGCTGGATATCACAGACATGGTACACAGTGCCTACTATCAGTTTCAAACCTATCATGGCCAGCCTTACTGGTTGGCACAAGACATGAAGCATGATAGGATTATACTCACACATCTTGGCCCCAGTGACTGGGCAACTGCGGCGCCAGATCACTATCAATACATAGCTAGAGTCAAATGGATGGGCGACTATACCTGGTGTGAAATAGATGAACACGGAAATATCATAGAATGACAGTGATGTTCAACGGATGCAGTTTTGTAGAACAAAGCCATCTTGAGGTAGAAAGTGAGCAGTGGCAGCACCAGTATTGGCCTGCGTTGTTGTTTGATTCTCACGATAATATATCAGCATCAGGTGCATCAAACACACGAATCTTTCGTACCACCATTGACTATCTTTATACACATTCTCCTGATGTTGTTGTCATTGGGTGGACTGGTCTAGATCGAGAGGAATTACCTTGCGCCAACGGAGATCGTATGCGTTTGCGAGTTGACTGTACTAGTTTTGAGAATGATCAAGATTCTATTTCTCGTGAGGTACACCGGACCTGGTACATGGAAAATCACAACGAATGGTTGAGTTTTGAACAGTTGGTGAGACAGATTTTAATAGTGCAGGATCTATGCCGTATGCGCAATATTACCTGCTGGATGTTCAATGCGTTCCATCACAACTATATCGCTTACCCTGGACAACCTTTGCAACATAATTTCAATGTAAAAAACAAAAAATGGTTCCACAAAAGATTAGATGACCTTGATCAGATCAAGCAGTTGATATCACAGATAGATCTAGATCGTTGGATCTGGCCTCCCAAGACCACATTGGCCCAATGGGCTCACAATCAAGGATTGGAATTTGAAGCTGGAGGGCATCCTGCCCTGTCAGCACAGCCAGTGATCGCTAATTTTATAATGAGTCGTATCAATGAGTAAAGTTTATGTAGAACCGCCCGACCGTGCCAAGATAGTGTACGAAATAGAAGAGCCCGACGGTGGCTGGCGCAGGATATTCACTGACGAAGATCGACGCAAACTGCGTCCCATAGCAGAAACTCTGGCCATGATGGATGGCAATGCGTTCTTTGGTATTGATCCTGATCATTATGAAAGTTATCTCACTGAAGCTGACGCTGTGTATCGCAACAATGGCGGCGATGATGGATGGGCATCGACCGCAAGCTGGATACAGGATCTAAAAACCATACAAGAAGATCCCACACTGAAGGACGCATACGATAAATTACAAGTGTTACTGGAACTCAAGAGGAAAGAAAATGGGAATATTTGATCTGTTTAAAAGAAAAGAAAAAGTTAGCAAACCGGTGGATTCTAACGAAAAGGTTAGTGAAGGTATAAAAAAGTCTGCAGAACCCCCAAAAAGTAAGAAAAAGTCAGACAAAGACGTGGCCACAGAAAAGGGCGAGCCTTACATTTCCATACTGAGCATGGATGTTGATCCCAATGATATCAACTCGGGTGCGTTTGAGTTTGATTGGAACGAAAAGTTCATTGCCAACCTAGTACGTGCTGGCTATCAAGGTCGTACTGATGCTGACCTGGTAGATCAATGGTTCCAGGCTGTGTGCCGCAACGTTGTACTGGAAACCTTTGAACAATACGAAGCCATGAACAACGACAGTCGATACATGCAAAGTAGAGATCTCGGAGATGGCAGGAGAGAAGTGGGATGAAGTATAAACAGATTTTGGCTTTTGGGGATAGCGTGGTGTTTGGTGACGAGCTCACCGATTCATTTTGCCCCCAACAACAAAATCAGTTGGCTTTTCCTGGAGTGTTGGGAGAACTGTTAGATATCCCTGTGATCAACTGTGCAATGATCGGCGGCAGCAATGTTCGTAGTCTTCGAGTGCTACCCGAGATGTTGTTGGCTTACCCTAACAGCCTGGTATTGTTTTGCTATACATCGTTTGATCGATCTGAATTTTACTTGCCCACTGCTGATCAGAGCATACCCAATGATCAATTTCATGTGCCACTGGGCATAAACTTTACCCATGCCAACGCAGGAAAAGAACATCAATTCTATAATGAGACATATCTCAAATACTTCTGCCATCCGGTGCATGAAAAATTTAACTGGAGAGAATACAATGCGTTATTCACTGTGCAAACTTTTTGCGAACATTATGCCGCAGATTACAGACAGATTTTTCTCTATGGAGACATGATATTCAATCACAGCCTTGAACAATCAGTTATATTGGAACATGTCGATCGAGAGAAAATTATACAGTTTGGAAACTTTCACGATAATCTTGGCAAGGGCAGTGTGTACAGTTGGTTGCGCCAACAACATGCGAACTTTTGCCCTGGCGGGCACCCTGACAAAGATGCGCATCAACAGATAGCAAAACACATACTGGAACACTTATGATATTTAATCACATTCGTAAACTCAAAGAAGATGGCAAAAAGATTGGCATCACATTTTCAACATTTGACATGTTACATGCCGGGCATATCGCCATGCTGGCCGAAGCCAAAAATCATTGCGATTACTTGATTGCTGGCCTACAAACAGACCCTACAATAGATCGTCCTGATACCAAAAATCGTCCGGTGCAGAGCATAGTGGAACGACAGATACAGTTGGCCGCATGCAGATATGTAGACGAAGTGGTGGTATATCAAACAGAACAAGACCTTGTTGACTTGTTGCTGATCTTGCCACTTGACGTTCGTGTGCTGGGTGTAGAATACGAAGACAAAGATTTCACTGGAAAAGAAGAATGCTATCATCGGGGCATTGACATCATATTCAACGGCAGAGATCACTCATTCAGCTCCAGCAGTCTACGTAAACGTGTGGTTGAAGCTGAAACAGTCAAGGCGTTGAAACAATCATAAAACATTATTAGTGCATCTAGGAGCATATTGTATGTAAATACAAGTTGATCCAAAAGAGAGAAGAGTTGCCTAATTTAAAAAATAAAAATGACAAAGAAAAAAATAAGTTTTGTAAACGTTAATTTCCAAATGGGACCAAAATCCTGTAACTCATTCCATTTGCCTTACAGTGTGGGATGTCTGTGGGCGTATGCATCAAGTCATGACTCGATAAAAGAAAAATTTGAACTAGGTCACATTTTCTGGCGAAGAGACCCAGTTGAGCAAGTTGCGGAAATGCTCAAAGACTCTGATGTGGTAGGATTCAGCACATATATTTGGAATAAAAATTACAACGCAGGAGTAGCACGTCGGCTAAAAGAACTCAATCCAAATTGCGTAATCATATTTGGAGGGCCTGAACCTGCCATTACTGATCCAACAATATTTGAGAAGCACCCTTGGATCACTGCTGTGATCAAATCTGAAGGGGAGATCACCTTCAAGAACGTTTTAGAAAATCTTGATAACTTGTATAAGGTTCCTGGCCTGCTGATCAATCAAGATGAAAAAATTGTTGACACAGGCGATGCAGAACGAATATCTGACCTTAGTATACTTCCCAGTCCTTATCTCACAGGACTGTTTGACGAGTTAGTTGCTAGCCATCCTGAAATTGAATGGACTGCTACTTTAGAAACCAATAGAGGTTGTCCTTACCAGTGTACTTTTTGCGATTGGGGGAGCTTGACTTATAGCAAGGTAAAGGTATTTCCTTTGGATCGAGTTTTTGCAGAACTAGAATGGACAGCAAAGAACAAGATAGCATTTGTCAGCCTCGCCGATGCTAATTTTGGAATTTTTCCTGATAGAGATCCATTGATAACCAAAAAATTTGTATCTTCACAGAATGAATTTGGCTTTCCGTATGGCTTTGTAACTAGCTTCGCTAAAAATCAAAAAAAAGAAGTGGTTGACATCATTGAAACTCTTATCAAAGAAAGTAAAAATTACAACACAGGTTTGATGGTTAGTTTACAAACACTAGATGAGCCGACCTTAGACATAATTAAAAGAAAAAATCTTCAATCAAACAAAATAGAAGAAATTTTAGCCATTGCTAGAGAACGGGATTTACCAGTTGGCACAGAACTAATTTTGGGACTGCCTGGAGAGAGCATTAAGTCTTGGTCTCAAAATATCTGGAAACTGCTTGAGTTAAACATGCACGACGGAGTAGACATTTATTTCAGTCAGCTTCTTGAAAACTCAGAAATGAATCTAGTTCAGAAAGAAATCTATGACATAAAAACCACAGAGATCTTTGATTACTTTGGAACTTCCACTGATGAAAATGTAGGGCCGTATGCTGAATCAATCATGGTAACCAAGTCAACTCGAGACCTTCCATTCGAAGACATGATCAGCGCCAGCATATTTAATTGGTTTATTTTTACCTGGCATGTCGGGGGACTGAGTGACATAGCGAGCAGATTTATTAGAAAATACCTAAATATTTCTTATGAACAATTCTATACAGAACTATTTGTTGAATTAGAAAAAGAACTGTGGTATATCAAATTGCGTGATGATCAGATCAACATGCTAACTGACTGGTTTGACAACGGTCGCGCAACTGTGCCTAACGAACTGAATCTCAAAACCTACGGCAACAGTATTATTTTTTACACTCGCCAATTGTTACACGCTATTCCAGAAAGACGAGATCCTTGGTACACGTTTCTGGATAGATACATCAAAAAATACAATCTTGATAGTACACTACACAACGAGCTGATACGTTTACAAAAAGAACAGTTGATAGATATCAAACAAAGAGATCAGTATCCTGTGCAAAGCACGTATCAATATAATCTTTGGCAGTACATTATGAAGGATGTTGACCAGCTTGAATCAGGTACATATAGTCTGGAATACTACTTTCCTGAGAAACCAATGGAAGAAAAAGAGTATATTGAACGGTTATTTTGGAACCGTAAAAGACGATTTGGTCGTGTATGGGTAAACATACTATGATATTATATGTCAACGGTGACAGTCATGCCGCGGCAGCAGAAGCTGTTAACAATCATGCATTTGCTGAAGACGATCCAAAACTAGGACATCTCAAACGATTGCCGCATCCTGATAATTTAGCAGTAAGCTGGGGAACGGTATTGGGCAATCTCTGCAAGGCCGTGTTTGTATGTCAAGCTGAATCAGCATCCAGTAACACACGTATTCTACGCACCACTCGTGACTGGATAGAAAAAAACAGCCATGAGTGGCATCGTACATTTATTATCATTGGGTGGAGCACTTGGGAACGAGAAGAATGGTTGCACAACGGAACATACTATCAAGTTGGATCCAGTGGCATTGACGATGTTCCAGCAGAGTTGCAAGAGAAGTATCGACACTTTGTTATTGGAACCGATTGGGAGTTAAAGACCAAACAAGCACACGATGAAATTTGGGAGCTACACCAAGAACTTTGTGAAAAAGGAATCAAACATTTCTTTTTTAACTGTAACAATGATTTTTCCAAAATAAAAAATCAACAAGATTGGGAACAGTGTTATCTAGACCCCTACAATCCCAAGATGACCTATCACAACTTGTTAACCACTGCTGGGCACAACACAGTATCTCCAACTAGTTGGCATTATAATCAACATGCTCACAGTTGGTGGGCTAGATATCTGTTGAATTATTTGTTAAAAATAAAAATGTTATGATAACTGTTTGTGACCCAACACATTGGTTGAAAGATCATCAATTCAATGTCAATGGGCAGGTACTATCAAATCCACTGGATGCCTGCCGGTATTCTGGCCCTAGAGTACTAATTAACCGATACATTGATCCTTTTGATTATGACTCCAGAGATTACAACATAGTAATCTGGGTAGGACTAGAAAACTTAGAAGTACATCAAAGAACAATCTTGCCTTATCTCTATCCAGGCAATCATCATGTGTTTGTTTCTGACTCTTACATAGAAAAATTAGAAATTATTTGTCACCCAGGATATCTTTACCCCCTGGCCAGCATGCCTGACATGCCTGAGTTACGTCCCAACTATCAAGCCAGATATCTAGTAGATGTGTTGATAGGTCGGGTCAACGCCTGGCACAAAATAAATCGTGCCTGGGTCTATTACGAAATCAAAAAAAGAAATCTTGAATCTTCAGTTATAATGCCGGTTCGACAGGACATTGATGTTGGGCCCATGATCAACACACTGGAAACAATGTGCCCGGACATAGCTGACAATATTAAAAATTCCGCGGCAAGCATTGGCTGTATCAAGACGTCTAGCGGCCACTGTGTTGATTCTTTGGAGGATCCACTGGTCATGCACAAGTTTTTGCAGGGTCTTGACCCGCATGATATTTTTGGATCAGTGTTTGAACACACTGCACAAAAAAATATCCCATTGGGGATATATCAACAATCGGCCTATAGTTTGATCATGCCAGACTGGAATATTCCTATGATCTGCGAAAAAGTATCCAAAGCACTGATCATGGGAAGACCTTTTATAGCAGTTGGTCCGCAAAACTACTTGGCCAATTTGCGCAATTTAGGGTTTCAGACTTTTGATTCAGTGATTGATGAAAGTTATGATTCTGAACCAAATCATTTGATACGGTGGAGCTTGGCCATGGACTCTTTGGAAAAACTGTCTCAACAATCAGTCCAAAGTGTCTACGATAGGTTGAAAAAAAGGTTGAAACACAACCGTAAATTGTCGTATAATAATGTATATTGGATCAATCGATTGAAAACTTGGTTGAATTATAAAATAAAAACACACACAGGAATCGAATGCGCTATCTACTAATTGACACTGCCAACATGTTTTTTCGTGCCAGGCACGTGGCATTTCGCGCTGAGGATCCCTGGGAAAAAGTAGGCTATGCTCTACACATTACTCTTAGTGCTGTAAACAAAGTATTCAATCGCTTTCCTGCTGATCATGTGGTATTTGCACTGGAAGGACGTAGCTGGCGCAAGGACTTTTATACACCTTATAAAAAGAATCGCAGTGATGCCCGTGCCGCACACACAGAGCGAGAAGCTGAAGAAGACAAGCTGTTCTGGGAAACCTTTGACATGTTCAAAGAGTACTTGGAAAAACGCACCAACTGTAGTGTACTGCGTGAACCCAATGCCGAAGCAGATGACATCATTGCTCGCTGGATTGCCTTGCACCCTGCGGACGAACACTATATCATTTCCAGCGACACAGACTTTGTGCAACTCTTGGCAGAAAACGTGCATCAATACAATGGAATCACAGACGAGCTACTCACTGTCAAAGGCATCTTTGATGCCCGGGGCAAGCCAGTGATAGATAAAAAGACCAAGGAACCCAAGGTCATTCCTGACCCAGAATGGTTGTTGTTTGAGAAGTGCATGCGTGGCGACACGTCGGACAATGTATTTTCAGCATTTCCTGGGGTGCGTACCAAGGGCACCAAAAACAAAGTGGGCTTACAAGAAGCCTTTGCTGATCGCAATGCCAAGGGCTACAACTGGAACAACATGATGCTACAACGCTGGACTGATCACAACGGAGAAGAGCACCGTGTGCTAGATGACTATGTACGCAATCGTAGCCTCATTGATTTGACAGCACAGCCCGACACAGTAAAAGCCGCAGTGGACGGCGCTATTTTGGAGCAAATCAGCCACAAAGACGTGGGCCAAGTTGGCAGCCACTTCATGAAATTCTGCGGTAAATACGAACTAAACCGCGCAAGCGAAAACGCCGAACAATTTGGGCGTTGGCTTAATAAAACGTACCAAGGAGTGTTGAATAAATGATTCTAGCTAAACCTGTAGTAGCAAACAAATATTGGATCCTCAAAGAAAATGATGCAAAAATAGGATCTGTTGAAGTGACCAACAATGGTTCATTCTCTGTTCGTATGTACAACGACCAGCAAGAATTCAAAACTATCAAGACCATAAAGAACAAAACACAGATCTTTTTTGAAGATCCTCCACAAAAAAAGAAACAAAAGAAAGAACATGCGGTCAATGGATTTGCCACTGATGCCATGCCGCACAATGCGATCTATGATGTACAACGCAGATTGCCCATCTATACCAAACAAAAGAAATCCAAGAGTTGGTTTGCGGCCGGGTGGTATCAGATTGAAGTCAATGGTCGTTGGACCACTGAATTTTGCCCCAAGCTAATTTTGCTACAACGCTATGATTATCGTGGGCCAACACACTCAGCAGACGAGTTTACATTCCAGTAATGAGCAATCTTTACATAAAGAAGTTCGTGGATCGCCTTCAGCATTTTGAAATGCGGGGCTCCAAGGACTTCTCATGTTCGTTGCAAGATGCCAAAATGTTGCATACCGAAATCACTCGATTGCTGTTAGACCTAGAACAACTGCGAACACAGCCCCAGGCCGCCCCTGATGTAGTCACTGTGGAAATGCAAGGAGGATCATTTTAATCTACGTAGTTTATCATAAATAAACTGGAGAGATTATTATGAGCCGACCAAAACCCAAAGTTCTAGTAGAACTTACCAACAAGAGCACTTACAAAACCGAACAGGTATTAGCGTCTGAAGGTATCTGGGCGGTGTTCTTTGATGACAAGCCCATCAACCTCAAGACCTCCAACTTCCTGGTGCAGTATCCTGGCCCCAAGTACAAAAAAGTTTCATTCTCCAATCCAGGACATGCCATCAACTTGGCCAAGAAGTTGAACACACAGTTCAAGACCGATAAGTTCTCGGTAGTGTTACTCAAAAGCGGGGACCGTATCTACCCCGATGCGAAATAAACTAGAACTCACTCGAGCCTTACTCACCCAATTACCTGCCGGGCACGGACACACAGCCGAAGATGTCATACCCATATGGTGGGTCAACATACGCAACACTGGTGGTCTGAGACTCACTGGGCTGGGATATCAAACACTGAAACTCATGGACATTGAAAGCTGGACTGTGGATCTAGATCCAGAAAAGTTTGATCGCAACCTTATCTTGCTGTTGGATCGCAAACTGCAGGCACCCTACTACATAGAGATAGAAAAGAAACTGGCACGTCGACTGATAATGTTTAGCAGTCGCGAAGCCATGATGGCCACCTTGTACGGTGACTTAAAAACCTTTCTCAAACAACTGCCGTAGTTGATTCTCTGCCAAGGCGCGGATGCTGTCAGCATAACCGCCCATGAGCCATTCAAAGTTGGCATCGATCTTTTCTTGTACTGCTGTGACGTCGGTAAGGTCCTGTAATCTTTGTCGATTGTTTTCTATAGCAGAATACATCCTAGTGGGTTTTTCTTCTGCGTCGTAGCCTAAATCAAATAACTCGTTGTAGTTTTGAAATCCCAAGTCTGCCACATCCTCGTGGCAGTATCTATGTCCTATGCACATGAATGGATGACGGGCCGCTATGGCCAGCAGAGTTTTTTCTGTGACAATTCCGCCAACATCTTGATATAGACTTTCGGTGATGATAGATGCATGTGCTGACTGGTACACTGGCATGAGCTTGACGAAATTATCCACATTGTTGAAATTGTAATCCTGATAAGGATGTATGTCTATAGGGTTGAATATGGAGTGACTGCAGAACCCTTGTGGTTCGTGTCGCAGGGAGTTGTAGACTTCTTGGCGATATTCTCTAGCACGTCCGTTTAGGCAAATCCAGTTATATCGGATATTTTTATTGTGTACATCTCGCCACTCACTGTATCGAGCTTTTAACTGATGTATCAACTCAAAACTATGACTGGCAAAGTTCACTATCTTGATATTGCCTTGGTATATGTCTCGTAAACGATGATCCCAACACACAAAGATTATCTTCTTTTGCTGTTCAGGGGTGTATTGCTGTTCCAACCAGTGCAGTTCCACGCAAAGATTGTTGTAAAAATGTATGAAGTCTTGTGCATGTATCACAAGACGGAAATTTTTTTTGTCCCAGCGTTCGGGCGGAATATCTGGCAGATTGATATGCCAGCGACTGCTCACTATGGGGCGCCCTAGAGCACAGGGCAAGAAGTGCGGGTCGACTCCACATGCTTTGAGCATATAGGTCATGGCTTTGTTAAAATTGGGTTCTGTGTAATTGGGCACGGTTGACAAGTAATGATCGATTTCGTATAATTGTGGCTAAAATACAACACCAAAACCCACTGTTTTGCTGGGTTAGCAAGCACTAACTTAGTGCATTTTTGCTGGTTGACCAGAAATGCCATTTCGGTTATAATATATGTATGAACAGTAAAAAAGCAACCCGCAAAAAACGAGTAGATCGCACCCATATCATTTACGTGATTCGTAGTGGTGAGGACTTCTACATTGGCGTCACTGCCAAAACAGAAAGCACTGTGATCAAAAGTCTGCGGGTGCGTATGAACAAGCATCTCTATCGTAGCCGTTCAGAAGATAAAAGTTGGGCATTGTACGAAGCCTTGCGTGAGCGTGGCACTGAATCATTCAACTACGGTATCTTGGATGTGGTGCGTGGCAAAGCAGATGCACACCGATTAGAGCGTGAGTTGATCCGTACTCATCGCCCGAACTTAAACACCGATGTACGTGAAAGGAAAGTGTAATGGGATATTTTTCAAACTTGGCCCTGGACATTGAAGATGCACTGGCCCAGGGTGCCACAGTCAAACAAATCTCTGGTCAATTTGACATCAGTGAAGCTGATGTTGAGAACTACATTGAGCAGTTAGACCAAACAGATCGTGACCCGGTTTACTACGGCGCTTGACCAGAAAAGAATCATTTGTTATAATTAAAGAATCATAAAGGAGCAAACTATGACAGGACTTTTTCGCACTGCTCTAGATGAGAGCATGGACGCAAATATCGATCAGATTATTGCTAAACTGCAAGAAGCTAAACGAAGCCGGACCTATTTGCAACGAGCAAGTCTTGTTGGCAAAGTGGCACAAGAATGCCAGGACTATGACAGTTACTGGACCGATCGACTCTACGACTTGATGGATTGATTATGGAATACGATAAACGACACGGTGGTGCATTTGATCGTGGATCCGCAGACAGTTATTACAGCCGTCCACGCAGACCTCATTTGTATCTAGGTGCCACTGGGTCCAGTCCCGAGGTTTCAGCAGACATCATGAGTGATGAAGACATTGAGGCTTATCATGCCGGATACGATCACAATGAACAGTACGGTGACAAAAAAAGTTGGGATTGAAATGACAGAAGTAAACTCATTGGAAGCCTTGGTGGTGCAAAAAGATCTGCAGGACAAAGGCATTGAAAACTATACCATGCGCCCTGGCAATGACTGTATCTGGGTAAGCTACGGTCTGGTAGATTGCTATTATATTTTCCGTGAAGGACGGATTGTAGACATACAATTTGACTGATATGAACAACATCAAAGACGCACCAAAAACACGCAACTGGGTAGCCAAAAACAATCGGCACCGTGCTGTGGTCATGCGGGTGCGTACTTGGTATCAGCGCCAGCCCAAGCACCGCAACAAGGAAGTACAATGAAGATTGGTTTTAGTTATAGTCGGTGTGTTCGCGATATTGCAGAAGGCGATGTCAACATGGACGATGTGTTGATTATCATTGCTCGCACCGACTTTGACCCGCACAATGACGAACAATGGACCAGCATTTGGGGTGGTTACCGACATGGGGGGCATAGCCGTGCCGAATGGCACCATTGCAAGGACAGCGATGAGCAACGCTACCGAGACATCTCTTTGGAACTTCATGAATCAGGTCGTCTGCATCAGCCTAGGCAGTTTGGTGCTCACCCTAGACGCAGTCCTTACGTGTGGGTAGACACTGGCCCCATTGGGCACGAACAATACGAACAACCCGAGAGTGTGCAACAGGCTTGGCAGAACTATTTGATGCTGAGTGCATTGACAAGGCAAATATGAAAAAGAAAAGATTACTCACAAACAAAATGCTGGACTTTGACACTGGTGAGCCTGGTTTCATGGGTATGGTCATTCCTGATCATACTCAACAAGCTCTCACTCATTATTTGGTCAATGGCTATGAGCCCGGTGGGTTCCTTAGTGCCATGCTAGCCATGGACATGCCACGTGCCATTGCCTGTGCCGACACTGCCAACCGTCAGATGATGTGGGCCATTGGACGTTGGATTACCACAGAATGTCCCGAAGTGGCCTGGGGCAACTATGACAAAGTACAGGCCTGGGTACGAGATACACACGGATTCAGAACTGAATATCGAACAGCCTACGAAAAAGAACAAGTTTGGTTAACGCTAGTAAAATAAGGAGAATGTCATGGACGACAATCTGTATCGTGTAGTACGCAATCGGTGCCAGTGCCGTCAATGCGAGGATATCATTGAATCTCGGCACCGTCATGATTTTGTGAGCTGTAAATGCGGTGCCATCTTTACTGATGGCGGTACTGCCTACATCCGTCGTGGTGCCAAAGACCTTGGCGACATCATTGACCTTAGTGAATACGAACTCAAGGAGTTGAATCATGGAGTATAACATTGACGGACTTACCAAGAAGCAAGTGGCCATCCTGGACATCATGTGGGCACTAGAAGACCAGGATAGTGTACACAACTTTATCCGTAGCCTACCGCCTACAGATCGTCTACAGGCACAGAGTCTTGCAACTCTACTGATACACGAAGCCTTGGAAGAATGGCTGGAAGGTATCACAGAGTTTCCTGATGCCATGGAAATCATTGAAAGGATACGCTGATGCTAAAATACAAAAACATCTATGCCATACGTGATGCAGAAGAACGTCTACGCAGAGATTATCGCTGGGGCACAGGACACTACACCAAGGAAAGCGATACCTTGTTGATGTTTACCATTGGTCCCAAGGCCGAAGAAGATGCCACCAGCAACTTGGACTTCTTGTTGTCCTTGGGCAAGAAACACAGCGCCACTCATCTTGTATTGCACGGGAACAAGATCCAGTATCTAGCTGATCACAACAGCAACAGCATAGAACAAGATCTTTTGCCCACTGAGTGGACCCAACAATACCGAGAGTGGATAGATTCTCCTAATATAGACTTCTCTGTACAAGATTCTGGGCAGGGCTTTTGTCACAGTTTTAGAACCTGGCGTCGTGCTTTTGCCACACGCAAAACACACGGTATCTATGACTTGGCCACTGGTACTAGGCTGACCAATCGTCAGGATATTATACAGCGTATTTGGGATCATGGTTTTGCGTCCTGGCGTGGACGACCTCTTGCTGTGGCCAGTATCAAATGGTCTGGCTCTAGAGAAGAACTAGAAGATCTCACTGTGATTGCTGATCGCTATTGGAGCCGTCGCCACAAGAGTGACATGGCCAAAAAGATGTGTTCAGCTTATACTGCAATCAATCGCTATGTTGCTTGGCCTGGAGCTTGGTAATGAAAACCCAACGTGACTACTGGCAGGAATCACATGATCAAGTCATGGCTGAAATGAAATTGGATCCTTTGTATGGAGCAGTTCCACCCAGCGACTCTGGATATACCTTCCAAAACACGCACAATCCCAACACCATAACCTGTTTAGCCGGAGGCGAAGAAATGCTTCGTGTTGGCCCTGATGGATTTTGGGTGCGTGGGGTGAAAGTCGAACAGGATGACAAAGAAGCTGAAATAGTGTATAATGCTATGAAAGAATTCTTAACTTGGAGTCAATTAACACGACGATGACTACACTGTATAAAAAGATTGGACATAGATATCAACCTGTTGCTGAATACAGCAACGAAGCCATAGATAGTTTTCCCAAGGGCACACATCTTGTGATGTGTTATCCTGGTGGACAAAGTCGCCGCTTCAACATCGACCCTGACTATGCGGCTATGATTGCCGCAGGCCGTGTAGCCGAAGATGCCATCTGTAGAGCTATCAGCAAGGCTGCCGAACTGCGTCCACAACGTACTCCATTGACTCCACGACAAAAACAAGCATGGGAGGCCTTGGCATCAGCGTTTGGTGACGAGTTAACCACTCTGCGAGGTCTCAGTGTCCACGACTGTGCCGAAGCTGGTGTTAAAGCCATGCAAGAGGAAGCTGACAAGTTGATGCAACACGAAAGTGTGCGTCAGGCCTGGAACCATTTTCAGTTAGTATGCGAACTCACAAAAAATCCAACGACATGATCACAATGCCACACCGAGTGTGGCAGGACATCATGCTGGTACTTACGCAAGAGTACCTGGAAGAACCCAGTGTTCTTTTGATCAGATCAAAAATGAAAAGAGTGTTGGGATTCACTCAACGCTATCACAAAGAGTGGGTAGAGACCGGTCGAAGAGAAAACGGGCAGGCCTATGGATTCTATCAAGAGTACACAGTGCTAGACTTTTACACAGAATCAGCTCGGAGTTGGTTTTTGATCAAGTTTGCTGACCAGCTCAATGACAAAGTTTGAAACATGGCCTCCTCCTCGAGATTGGATAGAGATAGTGATATCGTGGAAGACCATGTTGGATCATGCAGATCATGCACCCAATGATATCATCGCTTGGCTTGACAAAACGCCAGGAGGACGTTATCATTTACATGGATGGGATGATTTCAAACGCTATCCTAGTCATGGCATAGGAGTGGGCGGAGTGGATGGGTTTGCTTTTCGTTTTGAAAACTCGCAGGATGCTATGTTGTTTGCATTGAGATGGAGTAGACATGAACCTTTATAAAGTTTATATCACGGATAGTGACAATACTCAAGGGTATGACTATCTCTCGCAGTACTGGATCAACATGGACCAGTGGGCGCAGGAGCATTGTGAGAGCTACCAGGGCTACGATGCACAGGATGTCAGCGACGTCAGTTTACAATGGGACGAAATAGGCGAATACCGATTCCTAGAAGAAAAGGATGCCATGTTGTTTGAACTCAAATGGAATCGAGGATGATTGATTACTACTACGAATTCCCTGAAGGAACCAAACTGTTTGATCAACCCACACGTTATGCTATCCAGCGTGGTTATCACCCTGAATTCAGCACCCAATATCAGCGTACCTTGCATGGGCAGTGCTATCAACATGCCAGCCGTATGTGGCTAGAGAATGCCAACGGTGCTGTGTTGGTTAGAATACATGGTCGTGATGTGCATGAAAAGATACATACAAAAGAACTAACATGGATTAAACTACAAGCTAGAGAACTGGAAGTTTAAAATGACAGCAGAAGAACTCAAACAAGGTATATTTTTACTCAACACAAGACGCTTTGGCAAAGTGGCCGAAGTCATGATCAAATTGATCAAGAGCCTGGATAAAAGTAAAAACATCTTCCACGATCTATTTGATACCACGCTGAACCAACGCATAGAAGTCAAATTCTCCACAGTGCGACAGAGCTTGACACCCATCACAGAAAGCAACATCTTAGAAAGTATTGCCGCAGAAGCCAGCGCCAATCGTGCTGTAAAATTCAAGAACTGGAAAAAGCACGATTTTTGGTGTAACATACAGCAGGTCAAAAAGTCTGAGTTTGAAGTGCTCTACTACGGATTGTTTTTTGATGACTGCATCAAGATCTTCCGCATCACTCCAGACAAGATCAACGACACCATTGGCTACAACAACAAACAGCACAAAGGCAATGTAGGCGAAGGGCAGTTTCATATCAATGCAGAAACGCTACAAGTACATTTGGATAACTATCTCATACAGACCTTGACATATCAAAACTTGCTGAATTTGCTCAAGTGTAAAAGTTAACTGAGGATTGGGAGATTAAATACGGTTATGAGTAAAGACGAAGATAAAATCAAACATTCACGACGGTTGCTCAAAGATGACAACGCTATCAACAAGCAACTCAAAATAGCCCGACAGCACGGATTGACCACTGCTGATCAAGCAGTTAACCAGCCTCATCGATTGGCCAAACACCATGTCATGGACTGTGGTAATCCAGACTGCTACTTGTGTGGCAATCCACGCAAAACGCACAAGGATAAATTGACTGCCCAAGAAAAACGTCTATTTCAAGACATTGACACGCCCACTGATCGAAAGAGCAATGGATTAAAAACTGATGAATAATTGAGGAAAATATAAATGAGTGATTTGTTCGACGATGCAGATGCCGCAACAGAACTTTGGCTACAAACAAACCTAAATCGTAGACCCAAGGTGCCAGCCAGCACAGGATATTGTCTGGTATGCGAAGAGCCAACCCCAGGGGCGTTCTGTTCCAAAGAATGCGGTGAGGATTTTGAAAAGATCACACGGCAACGAAAAATCAACGGCGCAGAAAAATATTAAAAATAAAGGACCGTTAAGGTCCTTTAGTTCTACTTGATTTGATTCCAAACTCTCAATCTAATTTGATTTGTTAGATCATTTGGCAAAGGCACATAGTCTAATTCTAATGCACTCTGCTTGCCATTTCTAAAAGCCCAATCAAAAAACTTCAAGGCTTCTTGACTTTGTTTTTGATCTTTGGGATCTCGGTACATAAGAAAAAAGCTGGCTGTTGACACTGGCCATACTGCATCTCCACGCTGGTCAACAATGCTCAACCCCATGCCCGGTACTGAGAACCAATCAGCACCTGAGGCCGCGGCTGCAAATGTTAGATCATCTGGATGCACCCACTTACCTGATTTGTTCTGCATCTGTAGGTATGTGAGTTTGTTTTTCTTAACATAGGCATACTCCACATAACCGATTGAACCTTTGACACGGGCCACGTTGGCGGCTACACCTTCATTGCCTTTACCACCTATTGCTGTAGCTGGAGGCCATTTAACAGCAGGACCACGACCTACTCGGTCTGCCCACTCTTTTGATACAGTGGCAAGATAGTCTGTCCAGTTGAATGTTGTGCCCGATCCGTCTGCACGGTGGACCACAGTGATTGGTTGATCCGGTAAACGCTTGCCTGGATTTAGTGCTGTTAACTTAGGATCATTCCATTTGTTGATTGTGCCCATAAACACTTCTGCCATTACAGGGCCAGTGATTCTTAGTTCGCCAGGCGCAAACCCATCTAAGTTAACGATAGGAACTGTCCCACCAATGATAGCTGGGAATTGTACAAGACCTTCCCGCTCAAGTTCGTCACCTTTCATAGGAGCATCGGTAGCTCCAAATATCACTGTCTTGGCTTTAATTTGACGTATGCCACCCGAGCTACCAATACTTTGATAATTGAGACCAACTCCTGTGGCTTTTTTATAATCTTCTGCCCATTTGGCATAAATTGGGTAGGGAAATGTAGCCCCTGCTCCGGTAAGTTCAGTTGCCTGTACCGTAACGGCAAAAATTGATACCGCCAATAGTGCTAATAATTTTTTCACTGCGATCTCCTTTTGGTTTGATTAGTGATTGTGCGAATTGCACAGTAATATTTAAAGCAAAATCTGTTACAATTTTGTGACACCTTCAAGTGACTTCTGAACCTTTTTCTGTTGACACACAATTAAAGTCCATGTATAATACATTGTATTAGGGCCTATAGCTCAGTTGGTTAGAGCAGTGGACTCATAATCCATTGGTCCCAGGTTCAAGTCCTGGTGGGCCCACCATACAAAGGAAACGCATGACATTGCCAGACGAAAGATATCGAGCCATTGTGTATGCCAAGCAGTTCTGCGAAGATTTGCTGAATACTCAAAAAACTCCTCGTGTGCCCAAAGAGATTAGACGTCGAGCATTGAGTGTGCTACGCCACTTTCCTGACGATTATCATCTCAGTAGATTGGCTGAAGCATGTCCGGATGTCATTGAGCGCAGAGGAGATCCAATCGAACCCTTGTATCGAATGATTCGAGACTACGAACAAACCAAGGAAAAAACCAATGTCTGAAAACAAAAAACTCAAGCTCTCGGCCAAAGCCAAAGTCAAGCCTGTAGCAGGCGAGCCGTTGAAAGTTGAGTTCGCACCTGGATGTTTTGATCACATTGATGTAGACAGTCAAGAAGAGCTAGATGCTATCATGTCTGAAATCACTGACATGTTTGCCAATATGACTCCTGAAGAACTCCGAGCCAACAGTAGACAGCTCACAGATGAAGATTTTGAGTCCATGGATCCTGAAGAACGTGCTATTCTTGAGCAAGCATTCAAGGATCACGACACAGAAATCAGAAAGAATCGTTTACAATGAGTAGACTTGCTTACTGGGGTCGACCCTGGGTGGTGTTTGATGCTACCAACAAACAGCATCGACGTTGGTTTGCCGAGTTCCAAAAATATCACACCTGGGGGCATTGTCCAGTGCGTTTTGTTGTAGACGAACAAGGTGAGCTTCTGTCATCGATCCAACAGCAACTGATAGAATATTATGTCTCAAAAGAGTTTAAAGAACGCAATGAATCAAAAGAAATCCGCCCTCAGCGCAAGCCCAGAAAGAAACACGTTCCAGCGTGATTCCTATATCAAGCGCAAACTTGAAGAAGGCTGTAGCCTAGACGACCCAGCCGTGCAGGCCATGATCCATTGGTATGATTCCTGGACTGAAGAATCTCAAAAGCAAGAAGTTGATCCTGAGTGGCAGAAAAACAATCTTGAATACGATTTAAGAAGCACTGATTGGATGGTAGAGAAAGTTCGTACCAACGAGGTTTATGCTCAAAATCTCTATGCGGCCTTGTGTAACAATGATTTCCAACGTCAAGATGTGTGGCCTGTACTCAAAGATCAAAAGTACACTTGCTCGTGGCGTTATGCCGGAGGTATCATTGCTGACATGCGTGGCGAAGGCGACTACATTGATTGGTACTGTAGCGGCATTCGCGGAGGTATGAGTTATGATGAAGCGTTACCTGCGGAGTTGGTGTCCGAAGGCACAGTAACCAACGAGGTGCAAGCAGATTTACAACGATTGGGTTGGGCAGTGGTCACTGATCCTGATGAGTCTCATTGATTTTTTCTATAATCAATATTAAAAAATATTCTAGAAAAATCTATTAAATTGCTTGATTTCATTGATATATACTATTACAATAAAGCATCAGTAGAAACACTGAGAGCTGTCAGATTTTTAACACTAAGGAAAACATATGAAAACAGTAGGAGATAAATTAGAAGCGTTTGCATTGACCGGAGTACGTCCTGGACAACCAAAAGATGCATTTTTTGACATCACTGAGAAGTCATACGAAGGCAAGTGGAAAGTAATCGTTTACTATCCAAAAGACTTTACATTTGTATGCCCAACAGAAATCGTAGCATACGACAAGTTGGCAAAAGATTTTGATGACCGTGATGCCATCTTGCTCACAGGTTCAACAGACAATGAGTTCTGCAAAGTCAGCTGGCAACAAGCACACCCAGATCTACAAAAGATCACACACTATCAGTTTGCTGATACACAGCGTGGTGAGTTGAGCTTGATCAATCAGCTGGGCGTGTTCTATGCTCCAGCAGGTGCCGCACTCCGTGCCACATTTATTGTTGACCCAGACAACGTTATCCAACACGTTACGGTGAACAACTTGAACGTTGGACGTAGCCCAGAAGAAACTCTGCGTGTATTGGATGCGTTGCAAACTGGTGAGCTGTGTGCTTGCAATCGCTCAGTGGGCGGCGAAACACTGTAATGGAAACTAGAACAAGAACTCTTGTTAAAACTTTGATCTATAGATGCTGGGTTGTACTCAGTACCTATGTGATGCTGTTGATCACTGGCCAGAGTTTTTCAGAGGCTCTTGTTCCTACTATCATTATTAACTGTGTTTGGATGACATCGTATTATTTGTATGATAGACTCTGGGCACATATTGAATGGGGAAGAAAATGAACTTTAATGAATATTTTTATTGGTTAAAACAATATCATTGCCCTACTTGTAAAGGAACACAAAAATGAGTTGGGTAGATCAAATAAAGGAGGCATTGCCAGAATATGCAAAAGACACACGTCTCAATCTTGACAGCGTTGTCAATCGTAGTACTCTTGATCTTGTTGAAGCCAATGGCTGTGCTCTCGCAGCCGCTATGGCAACAGGCAATGGAAAACTCGTTACATTTATACAGTCAGGCCTGGAAGATGCCACAGAAAGAGATGCGGCGTTGACAGCCGCTAGTTTGATGGCCATGAACAATGTATGGTATCCCTACGTTGAAATGGCCGAAGACGAGCGACTCACTGGTTTGCCAGCGCAACTACGCATGAATGCTATTAGCTCCCATGGTGGGACGACCAAGGCTCGATTTGAGAGCTACAGTCTAGCCGCCAGTATCGTTGGCAAGTGCCACTTCTGCGTAAAAGCACACTACGAAACACTCAAGAAGGAAGGCTACTCAGTAGAACAACTTCGTGACATTGGACGTATTGCCGCTGTGATCACCAGTGTAGCAAGGGTGTTAAATAGTTGAGTAAATCAGTCAACTTTTGGCAAACCAGGGGTTGACAAGGAATAAATAAACGCATACAATAGATACTATGATGAACACTTTAAGATCCTATTCGATATCATTTAAACAGATGGAGCCAACAAGTCTCTTGTGGCACCCCACCTGCCTACGTAATGATGCGATCGGGGTCGGGGGTTCTGAGTAGAAGTCAGACAGTAACTTATTCTACACAGAGCCCCGGAACTAAACACTCCGGGGTTTCTGTTTTATACAAAAGGAAAAATAGAAGTTGACAGAAAAAATTGATTACAGTAAAATTGCCGATCGTATTGTCGAACAAGCATTTGAGCATAGTGAGTTTGTCCTAGATGAACACAGTATGCAACGATTACTTCAAGGCAAGATAGATCGAGCTCGAAAAGAAATCGATGCCAGGGCTACATGCCCAGTCTGGCACACCGATCGATAATCGAGCAAAGTGTTGATAGGAAACGAGGTCCTGTGCTACACTATAAACAAGCACAAACGGGCGGCCTAGGCGATGGAATCTCTCTTGTGAGACTAAAAACCCTAGCGTAATAAAGCACACTGCCGAACATTCAAATTGCGCAAGCAGATGAGTAGTGTGCTTTATTACACACATTGAGCTGACATGGGCTGAGATGCCGCAGACAGTGTGTTAAAAATATGGAGATGTGGCAGAGCAGTCAAGTCAATGAGTGGTGTGCTTTAATATGTTACACATATTTCCAGCCGTCAGTAAATACTAGCATGGAAAATTTAAAGATCAAAAATACAGTAATTGAACAAATTTGTCAAAAATTTACAACTCTACAGTACAATGATGGTGAACCAAGCAAACCAGTAAAATGGGAATCCAATGATGATTTTAGCACTGCGTTTGATCAAGCTACATCTAACCAGTCGTTAGAAGATATACTTCAGGGTCACCGATACATAAAAAAATCTTGTTATAAAATCTTTGGCGAAACCCCTGCTGGAACTTATTTTCTTGAACAACTTAAACCATTGATCAACTACGACAGTTATTATACTGCGGCGTATTGGCCTCAAGGGTTTGTTGGTTGGCACCTAGACAGCGACATAAAAGGATATTGTCTCTTGTGGACTTGGTCTGCTGAAGGATCTGGATTTTTCAAATATAGAGATCCTATCACTAATAAAATTATCCAAATTGACGATGAGCCAGGATGGCACGTCAAGGCTATGCGTTTGGGCAATCAAGACAACGATCGTTTATGGCACTGTGCCGGGGGCACAGGATCAAGATGGTCGTTTGTGTTAATGTATGATGATGATCATGTAGATCTTTATCAAAAAGCTAAGTTACTTATTTCATTGTAATTCTGGGGAGTGTTCTCTACGGCGGACTGTAAATCCGTTGCCTTTAATATGTAGAGTGGCCGGCAATTAGGTTCAATTCCTTCACTCCCCACCAAACAAGGTCCCATAGTATAGCGGTAAGTATAGCGGCTTGTCACGCCGTCGGCAGGGGTTCGATTCCCCTTGGGACCGCCAAACAATTCCAAGGTAGCACAGCGGTAGTGCAGAAGACTGTTAATCTTTTGGTCGCAGGTTCGATCCCTGCCCTTGGAGCCAATTTTAAGCCCCTATAGTTTAATGGTAAAACGGCGGATTTATATCCCGTAAGCAACAGATAATTGGTTCATGTGGGTTCGACTCCCGCTGGGGGTACCATACAATGGCTCGGTAGTTCAGTCTGGCAGAACGTTGGTCTCCAAAACCAGATGTCGGAGGTTCGAATCCTTCCCGGGTCGCCAAACAATGCAACAGTGGCAGAGAGGTCAAATGCAACGGATTGCAAACCCGTAAAGTCGTAGGTTCAAATCCTACCTGTTGCTCCATATAAGGAAGTGTGGTCGAGTGGTCTATGGCTCTGGTCTTGAAAACCAGCGATCTGAAAGGGTCCGTGAGTTCGAATCTCACCGCTTCCGCCAAACCTGGAGAGGTCCCATAATGGTATTGGAGCGGATTGCTAATCCGTCGGTCGGCGTAATCCGGCTTCTGGGTTCAAGTCCCAGTCTCTCCGCCAGTCAATGGTGTTAGTAGTGTAGTGGTAACATAGCTGTCTGTGAAACAGTTGACGAGGGTTCGATTCCCCCTTTCACCCCATGTAGTTTTGCCCCGGTGGTGTAATGGTAGCCACGCTGGTCTTAGAAACCAGTGCCTAGTGCGTGTCGGTTCGAGTCCGACCTGGGGCACCACAATTTGCGACAGTGGTGGAATGGTATACACAGCAGACTTAAAATCTGCCGCTTAATTGATTGAGGGTTCAAGTCCCTCCTGTCGTACCATGATATAAGTATTAGTATGAAAAATATTGTCATTGCTGGTGATTCCTGGGGGTGTGGTGAATGGGCCAATCAACATGTCCAGGATTCAGATCAGTACTTGTTACACAAAGGAGTAGCACAATATCTGTCCGATGACAATCATTTGGTTATAAACGCAGCCAAGGGAGGCATCTCTAATTTTCAAGCAGTTGAACGACTTAAAAATTTGTTAGATCAAATCTGTAACACATCAAAAATAGATTTTGTTTTATTTTTTCAATCTGAGTGGAGCAGAGATATCAATTTTAACCATCTCAATAAGTCATATGTAGAATTAAAATCAATTCTAATGTCGAGTGTTTATTACAAACTGTCTGAATTAGCTCAACAGTATCAACTCAAAATATACCTAATAGGTGGCATGGTCGACACTATAAAATTAGACAATTGGTGTACAGAATATCCAGGCACTGAAATACTATGTCAGAGTATGTTTAACTTTGTTAAAAACAATCACAAGGACATTGATATTCCTGTACATGATTGTTTTTTGTTATTAAATTCTGTAAATATAGAACAATTAAAATCTAAGTCAGATTTAGAAACACTGGTCGATGATGTTGAGTTAGCAAACAACAGGTTAACAAATCTTAAAAATTGTCCTGAATTTTTTTGGCCCGACGGAGTGCATGCTAATCGTGTAGCACATAAAAAATTATACGAGCTAATCAACCAAACACTAATACAGTAGCGATGTCTTATTGACAGACACGTTTCTTGTTGCTTTTATCTATTTCGGAGTGTGGCGCAGTCTGGTAGCGCACCTGGTTTGGGACCAGGGGGTCCAAGGTTCGAATCCTTGTACTCCGACCATTTAATGCCCCCTTGGACAAATTGGTAAAGTCGTCTCTCTCAAAAGGAGAAGTTGTTCTCAGTTCGAATCTGAGAGGGGGTACCAAGTATTAAATAGTTGATGCTTAAGATCTATCACCAGCACACCAAGGTCAATGTTGACCCTCGTATGTTCTTTGATCTCAATGGCAACAAATATCAAGTAGTAGCAGACAGTTATCAAGGCTGTGATTTTGCAGTGCTTCCCACACAGGCACCACTAAAAAAACTATGCCTCGATATATGGCACAATCACGAAAATCAAATTGATCGCATAGCGACCGTGTTGGAAGATCGCAATGTTTGGATTGTATCCAACGCATTCAGCCCTGGATTTGAACACCCAAGGTATTGCTACATAGACTTCTTGTTCAATAGAACACGAGCCTACTACACACAATTTCCATTTGGTGTTGATGTACAACGCTGGTACCATCAAGGTGCATTTAGTTTTGTAGACATGCCCATAGAACGATCCACAAAGAAACAACGAATCTTTGTTGCTCCTAACAAGACTTACCCTAACACAGCAGACAATAGAAAGTACAGATCTCAGTTGGTTGAATGCTTGATCAACTATGATCAACTGGGTTACATAGGCAACGCCGACGAGCGGTCACAATACTATCTGTGCTGTCACAGTGAGTTTCCTTGGGCCAAGTCTGTTCGGGAACTTGAAAAGCAAAGTAGTGTGGCTAGGACTCCGTTGTTTAGATACAGTCCACCGCACAATGAATACTATAGAGATACCTTTGTAAGCATCTATGGCGAGACCATTGAGCATGGCAATACCATTGCTGTGACAGAAAAAACATACGATCCGTTGATCAAAGGGCATTTTATACTGCCGTTTAGCACCACAGGGTTTGTTCAGCATTTAAAAAGTCTGGGAATTTTGTTTCCTGACTTCATTGACTATTCATATGATGATGTAGTTGACGATCACAGCAGGTACCAACAGTATCAACAAGAAGTCAAACGATTGTTGAGTGTGGATTTAGTAACCTGGAAACTGTTATGGGATCAAAACTTAGATATCATATATCACAACAAACGACTCATGCACGAACGACCATATGATCGTGTTGACTTAAAAAAATTCATGCAGGTATAATTCAGTGGTAGAATGTCTCGTTGCCAACGAGAATGTCGTCGGTTCGAACCCGACTACCTGCTCCAAGTATTATGGCCCGGACCTCCGGTAATTGATCACTCGCAGATATTGAAAACTGCGTCCGGGTTTTCTCACAATGCCTCGTTAGTTTAATGGTAGAACTCCGTCTTTACACGGCGGTTGCGGCAGTTCGATTCTGTCACGAGGTACCAATGCCGCTTTAGCTGATGTGGTCATAGCACCGGTTTGAAGCACCGAGGAACCTGGTTCGATCCCAGGGGGCGGCACCAAACAGTTGGGGGTTAGTTAAATGGTATAACCACGGATTTTGATTCCGTTATTATAGGTTCGATTCCTATACCCTCTGCCATAATTTTAGAAACAGATACCGCATCTGATAAATTATTACATGGACCTAAACCTTAAAAATGCTCATGTCATGATAGGCGGCGGCAGTCGCGGAATTGGATTTGCATGTGCTGTAGAATATGCCAAAGAAGGTGCCAAACTATCTGTCGTAGGCCGAAATGAAAATCGGCTGGCACAATGTGTAGAAATCATAAAACAACAAGTGCCCGAAGCTGACATAGAATTTTATGTACAAGATCTAGCACAATCAAAAGAAGCCGAAGCATTGGTAGATCAAATTGAAAGTTCTCGAGGACCCGTAGATATCTTGGTCGTAACTGCTGGCGGAGCCAGTCACAGTGTCAATGTCAATGAAATATCAGTTGATGATTGGCATCAAGCCATGGACGCGAAATTTTTTACATACATCAATCTTATAACTCCTGTGATTAAGCGCATGGGAGCCCGAGGTCAAGGTAGCATAGTCAGTGTACTCGGCACAGGAGGGCGTGTTCCTCATGCCAATGCTCTTCCTAGAGGAGCCACTAGTTCAGCTCTAATGTTGGCCACAGCTGGATTAGCAAAATCTTATGCTTCTATGGGTGTCAGGATCAATGCAGTAAACCCAGGATACGTGCTAACACTATCGCATCTGGCCGATTCCATGCCCATGGATCAGTTGCTACAACGCATCAACCTCAAAGAGGCTGAAATCAATAGACCGGCATCCAACAGTCCCATGGGTAGGATAGGTTTGCCCAACGAGATAGCAAAT